GGTAAACTCATTGAACAGATTTGTAATTTGTTCGTATAGTTCTTGCTTTGTCATAACGTTCTCCTGTTTGTATAATAGTCGGGATTAGTTCCCTGTTAAATAAATAGATTATTACTTGATTTCACAAGAATATTTCCAAATGTAGCCACCACCTTGTTTATATTTCCCAATACAACACCCATATACACTATCCCTACCAACTTTCATAACTTCAGATGCCTCCTGAATGCTCTTGAATGTTTGTAAGAATTTACCATCTTTACTAAACATATCTATTGGTTTCATCTTACTTACTCCCATTTTTTTACGAACTTCACTCGGAATTACTTTACCTCTATTCTTTGCAGATATTTTTGCTCTCGTTTCAGGAGAATTTGGTTTTCCAAGATTGTGGGGTATAATTTTACCAGAAGCATACAACTCTTTCATCTTTTTTGAATGTTCTGGTCTTGGTTTTCCTCTTCTATTTTCCGCATACATAAGATATTTTTCCGATGATTTCATAGATAAGGACATATTCTTTTTATACCCATCTGACCATTGTGTGCCTTTTCTACTTTTACTCATACGTGAACGTGTTTCCGTCGAATGTGACTTACCGTAAAACGGATTATTTACACCACTCGCCATTTTACTCATTTTTTCTTTCCACTCATCTGTATGTTCTGCGCCAGTTCCTTTATTGTGCATATTGTAAAACGTTTCATTGTTACCTGCATCATAATAATTCAACCAGTATTCTTCCCGTTCTACCATTTGTTCAAATGATGAACATTCCTCAATAACTTCTTTCTTGAAGTTTTCTTTGCCGTATTTACGGATTGCAAGCTTGAGTAAATGACCAGAACCAAGATAGTTTGGATTGTTTCTACTATCTCTACCGATATATTGCTTCCCGTTCACCAAATTTGTGGTCTTGTAGATAATCATAGGAGTTCTCCCGATTGTTATTAGATTAGTTTGTGTTCACTAATAAATATCGGATAAACAGAAAAGCCAGTTGTTTGGGAGATTGAGAAGTGGGTTGAACACAAACTAAACAATCACAACTGGCTCTTCAAATTCAACATATCATACTATATCACATTTTCCGCCCGCGCAGGCCGCTTCTTGTGAGTGTTCCGTGTTATCATCCAACTCTACTATTTTTGACAAATCAACATCTTTTAGAGTTTCCATCAACTGATGATACTTTTCTTCCGTAATATCTTCGAATGGGCTCTGGATGTAAGTATGGTCAGAGAATGGTAATACGGAAACTCCATTATATGAGTCACGATTTGTCCATAGCCATTGACCAACAGCTGGCCATTCATTTTCACGAATACTTACGGTAGCCGAAATGTTGTGTGTGTTCATTCCATTCTTGTGACCTGGCTTTATCCAATTTTGGTTGAACCACTTTACGCGTTCAAGAAGTTGAAGTGGAGATTCTGTTCGCATAATCGCGTGGTCTGGTGCCTTTTGTGGGACACCGATAACTGCGGTATCGTGTGGACGGAAGTATTCATCTTCTACCAATTCAGGGTGGTTGATTGCAAGGTGAGTATAGATTGCCTCGTTCTTACCAACACGAACACGACGGAGGTAATAGTCATTGTGCCAAGCGTGAATACCAGATGAGCATCCTAATGTAAGAGATGATGTTCCAGCTGGCTTGATTGTTGTAATACGAGCAGCTTTATTGATACCGAGAATTCCAGCAACTCTTTCGTTCTCTTCCTTTGCAACTTTTGTTGCTGACTTTACATCCAACTTCTGAACAACACCTGAGCCAATACCAGTCATACCAACTCCAAGAAGACCGTCTTTCTCTGTTGTTCTTTGCCAGATTGGACGAAGATAGTGGAAGTCCGTATAACTTGCTTGAAGTGTTCCGATGAATGTTGCCGCACGAACTCGGTCTTCTAAATCCTGTTGGTCTACTACGTCTGAAACGTTTACTTCACAAAGATTACAGAATTGGAATGGACGTAGACCGATTTCACAACAAGGGTTTGTTCCCCAATCTTTATCGTTTGAGAAGTAAATTCCAGGTTCACCTGCGTTTGAAAGTTCAATCTTCTTCCAAAGTCCCTTGAAGAATTCTTCTGTTACTTTACTACGAAGTAATACCGCAGAGTTATTTGCCCGTCCACGTTGAGGATTCAATTCCCACCATGCACCAAATTTACACGAAATCATTTCATCATCATCGGCGGAGAATAGTGAGATAAGAGCAGCACGACGAATACCACCAGCAAGAACTGCATCTGCAATATGACAAACCATATCGTGAACTTCGATAGGTGACAACTTGTCTCCATCTTTCTTTAGGTCAAGAATAGCACGAAGTTTCTCAACACAAATACGAAGTGGTTCTGAGCCAGGAGCTTTACCACCTGATGTGATAAGACGGGCACCCTTTGGACGGATGTCTGAATAATCAAAACGAAGTGATGAACCGCTTGTGAAGTATGACTTTACAAGGGCTTTGATTGCGTCTGCCCAACCTTCGATTGAGTCTGACACAAGGAATCGTCTTTCACGGTCTGCCTTCGGTTTACGAATTTCAGGAAGTTTCTCGACGTGATGTTTCTGAACAGAATATCCAACACCTGTTCCACCGAGAAGAAGGAACATCACTTCACCAAAAGCACGCCAGTCATCAATAGGAAGATATGCACAGTTGTAAATACGATTCGGTGAAATTTCAATTGGCTTACCACCGAATTGAAGTGAACGCATTGAAGGAAGAACCTTCTTATCATAGACAAACTTATAGACATTTTCAATCTCGTCTTTTAGTTGTGGGTATTTCTTTTGGTGCATTTCCTTGTTTCGTGTCACCAACTCTTCCCAAGTTTCCCGACGATTGAGTTCAGGTATGAAACGAGAATACTTCATATAAACCGTAATATCCGAAAGGATTCGGTTGCTAATATCCATAGTTGTCTCCGATTATTTTTTTTCTAAAAACGTTTATTTTTGATTCCAAAGTTGAATCGTATAGAGATAAGTATGAAGTTTGAAAGAAAAAATCGGTGATTTTCTGAATTATTTTTTTACCCATTTTTCCCCATCCCACCATTCAAAGTTAGGATAGTTTGCCTTGAAATTGAACTGTTCATACCATTCACTAATATACAAATAAGGGTACGAATGTCCAAGTAGTTTATGGATGAAGTAATAACAAGTTAGGGGAGTTATTCCATTTTTCTTCATTCTACCACCGACTACGGTTGAGAAGAATGGAATATCATCAAACCAATTTAGAACCGCAAACACAGAGTCATCAAAGTAATAAATCTCGTGGTTGAATGAAAGGCAAGTTCTGATATAATCTTCTTGGTAATCGGGGTAAAGAAACTTACTTTCTTCAAATATCTTTTCCCAATCACCTTCATTTGATACCTTCAACTTTCTAACTTCATACCGACGAGTTCCTGATAACTCATCTATCTTTACACGAGAAGAACGGGATTGATACCATTCTCCGTTTTTTGTTGGTAGCCATCCTTTTTCAAAAAGTTCTTTGTAGGTTTCGTCTTCGGGTGTTCCAAACACTTCACAAAGGTCTGCACCTGTTTCATTATCATACTTTCCGTTTAGATGGCTTATCCGTATTTTCATTTAGTTTCTCATCATACTCTTTTGACCGCTGTTCGTTTGACTCACCAGCTTCTAAATCTGTGTGGTCATACTGCATATTATCTGTTTCAGGAGTTACCCATCTTGGATTTCTTTCGGCAGTCCAAAGAGTGTTATTATACATTCTGTTTATTACCACGTCTTCTTTTGTTGTGAATGAAGGGTCGTGGAGTAAAAGACGATTGTTTGGTTGTATCGCAAAGTTTCCATTGTCCATCGCAAGAACGTGGCCACACTTATGTTGAGACGGGTATTCAGAGAATAGAAAGTCCGTATCACCTGAATCTGTTGAGGCACCCCAATCTAATGTGAACAAGTATCTTCCCTTGTATTTTTCTCTCCGACGAGAAATGAATGTCATATTCCTGTTCTTGAGATAAGGGAATTGAGTTGCAGAAACGTGATACGAGAATGAGTCCCATAAGACTAACTCATCAAGTGGTTGTTCTATTGCATCTTCTTTCCAAGAGAAAGCGTGTATTGGCATCCTCCACCAAATTCCACCGTCTTGCATAACAAAGTGAAAGAGTGGGGCTTGTGCTGGAATTGATGCCATTCCAAAAATGATACAAGGGAACTTCTTATCGTGTGAGTCCCGTTGGTCTCGTAAGAAATTCCCACGTACCATTGCGTCTATTGGTGGGATTGGTATATTTAGGTATGACATAACTGCTCCGATATTGTTGTATATCAATAAATATCAGAACCCTTCTAATTCCTTGAACTTATAAATTAAAATAACCAATCATCTGATTATTTAGAGTTTTAATTGACTCATCAATAATTGATAAACCATTCATATAGAGTCGCTTATTGATTTCAATCATAATACCTTGAACATTTGGATTATTTCTATAAAAATTCTTTGGTATAATACAACCTGAATAGGGATTATTAACTGAAACGGTATATCCCAAGTTCGACCAATAGTTAACCGTATAGTCAAGTAAGTATTTTGGGGTGTGATACTCGTCGGCACCTATACAAATATCAGGAGACATTGGGTCTGAAACATTTGGTGAAATTGGCTCTTCGTTGAAGGAGTGACAATCGAATATGGTACATACCCCATTTTTTTCAATTTTATTAGAAACTTCATACTCTAAAAGTTCGTGGTGTCTCATATAGTATTCATTGTAAATTCTAGATTTACGTTCCTCATCAACTTCACGAATGAGTGTACCATCAAAACCATGTGTATAATAAAAACCCCGTCCGTATTTGAACATTGGTTCTTCATTATCATCAAACCTCTCAACGTCACAGAATAATCTACTAAATGGGGCAAACATCTTTGTTATCTTTGGCACATCGAATATAACATCGGTTTTCCAGTCTGTTAATTGTTCCATGTTGACTCTAAGTTTATCAGAGTAAAAGGAAGCAATCTCATCATCGGGTATGTATGTAGATGAGTGTGGGATGTGAATTACAAACGTTTCTTTTATTTCATCAGAAAATAATTCTAAACCAAGTTTTGTTTGGATACTCAAATCCATTATTTGCAACTCCTATGTACTCTGTAAATAATATCTTGCTTCCCATATTTCTTTTGAAATTCTCCACCAGTATCATACTGTGGGTCAAATTCATCTCTACTATATTCTTCAAACCCAATACTAGAATACAGATTAGATAACATCCCATCAAAGTGATCTAGATAGCATCCACCATTTTTAACAGCAGACAATACAAGTTCTTTGCCGATTTGTTTTACATCTGGTTCATTGTTGTGAACAGCAACAATCTCGGAATATTTACCATCCTTCTTTTTCAAGGCATAACCAATATTATACCCATCTAACTTAAAAAGTTTCATACTTGATAACTCACTAATTGAGTATGGAGTTAGCATAGCTAAATGTTTCGACTTCATCAATGAATCGAGAAAACTTTGTGGATTTTGTGGCTTCTCCCATTTTCCTTTAGATATTGCTGACAAAACTTCTTTTCGTTTTTCTATGGAAGAATCTTCGTCGATCGTCTCAGAAAAACAATTTAATTGAAGAAGATGTTCATATACAATTTTACTAGTATTACGTTTTTCTTTGAAAATTTGATTGGCGATTTCTTTTAATTTCATACATTACTCCAAGTTAAAATTTATATCTATCATAGATAAATAGTTAGAAACCTTCCAATTCTTTGAACTTCTGTGAAAGAGCTTTCTTTACCATACCTTCACCGGTCATAGATTGTGAAACAGATTTACCGATGTCAGAGTTAGGTTCAAAGATTTCAATATGTCCCGTCATTGTATTTATCTTACTTGGGAATGTCATACCATCAGGGCCGAATCGGTTCTTGATAATGTGCCATCGTCCTGTTCCACCAATCTTGTCATTTAGTTTCCGAGAGAGGGACATAATGAAGTCGCACACCATAACTTTATTGTAAGATTCTGAAACCTTATTACCTTCAATCACATCTTCTTCTGTGGCAGAACGATTGGCTTGTGATGCAGTCCAAATTGGAATATCATACTCACCAGCAACACCACGAAGGTCTTCGTAGATGTCATTCAGTTCTAATCTCTTATCACCAGCTTTTGATGGACGAATCAAGTCAGCATAATCAAGGACAATCATGTCTGGTTTTTTACCCTGAGAAATACACTTCTCAATATGTGATGTAATAGTCGTGATTGAGGCAGTTCTCGTTGGGTAATACTTGATGATGAGATTACCTTCCAAACCTTCCATCACTTCTTTGATTCTCTCACGGGAATGTTCTTCTTGGAGATTTTGGAATGGAATCTTTGTGAAGTAAGCATCAATACGTCTACCAACGTAGAAGGCATTCAATTCAAGTGTGTAGTAAATAACCGTCTTACCTTGTTTAACCGCATTAGCAGCAACGTTGATAAGACCCCAACTCTTTCCACCACCGGCAGGAGCAACTACAACACCTAACTCACCACCAGCAAGACCACCTGACATAATATCGTTGATAACGTCCCAATTTGTTGCAACACAACTACGGGCACCTTCTGAATATCGTTCTTCTATTTGGTCTTTGTATTCGTGTCCAACATCCTTATCAGCACCAGCTTTGAGTGCAGAATCTACGGTTTTTTTGATTTGGTCAAATCGTCCGGCTTTCAAAAGGTCTACCGAAGTCAAAATTGCGACTTTCATTTTTTGGTTCTTGCAGAACTCAATTGTCTCGTTCTTCACGTATTCCAAGTCAGGCGAGTTCTGTAAACGGAATGCCTCTTTTAGAGTATCTACAATGGTAGTTCGTAAAAGTTTATCTTCAACGGGAACAAGAAGTGATTTGAAAACTTCAGGTGTGGGTGAATTTTTATAGTCATTGTGATATTTCAGAATCTTATCCGCAAGCCAGTTATTCGCCTGTGATTCAAAGTATGCTGGTTCCAACAAGTCAGATGTTTGTTGTAGGAACGTCCTATCTGAAATAAGAGATGCGATTACTTTTGTTTGAAACGTGTGTCCGTATTCTGCGAGTGTATCAGTCATAGATGCCGAAAGTTATGTGTTCATTTAGTTATGACTACAATATACGAAAGTGTGTTGAATTTACCAAATCAAATTTCGTGTTCCCATTTCAATAAGTTTCCTTTGATTCCATTTTTACATCTTTTTCCAGAAAGATGACGTGATACGATAGACAAACTCACACCAATAATTTCAGACCATTCTTTTGATGTTTTACGTTGTCCCTTGTATTGACCACAAACACAAATTACATATCCTTTGAAATTGGAAACGTTTCCCATGTGTGATTCGCTCAATTTTTTTCTATGGTCTTCCGAAAGTTTTTTTCCATACCAATGATTCAATTCACCCATACGTGATTTGCTCATTTTTATTTTTGTTTCTTCTGATGCAACTTTTCCAAAGTGAGATAAACTCATTTTTTTTCTAGTATCTTCGGAAAAAACTATTCCAATTCTACCTGCACTTATTTTCTTTCGGTGTTCATCCGATATTTTCCGTCCCAACAAAGACATACTTGTTTTTTGTCTAGTTTGGATCGAAGGACTTGCGCCACCATGACTATAATTGTGCATATTATAAAAGTTAGGATTATTGCCAGCATCGTAATAGTTCAACCAGTATTCTTCGCGTTTTGATAAGATTTCATCGGAATTACACTCTTCAAGTATTTCTTTTTTGAAGTTTTCTTTTCCGTATTTTTTGATTGCCCTTTGCAACAAAATACCAGAACCAAGATAATTTGGGTTGTTGCGACCATCTCTACCAATATATTGTTTGCCATTCACCAAATTGGTGGTCTTATAAATGACCATAACGTTCTCCTATTCATTTGATATGTAGTTGTTTCTCTACTAATAAATATCAAATTGAAAAAGAAAAGCCGTGGATTCGGAGCGATTGTGTAGGAGTCGAGAAACAAACTACGAATCAAATGAATTCCACGGCCATCAATTATTATACAATATACGAAATTTTCGGGAGATTTCCAAATGAAAAAGGGAACCGAAGTTCCCCTTTTGTTTTCATCTTGACATATCTGATAGTTTTACATTTCCCTTTATTTTCACAATCGAAAGTATGGCAGGTTCAAGAGTGCCAGCTGGCTTTGTTAATTTTTTATCTAAATGTGTAAGTCCAAATGAACACAGGTCTGATAACCATAGTGTTCTATCTTCATTGTATTTCAAGGTAGTCCCGTCTGGTTTTCCTACATATCTATATGTTTTACATAGATAATCTGGTTTTGAAAATCTAGTTGATTTTTCATACGATATTACAATAAAGATTTCAACATAATGTTTACCACCCATATCCGAGATAAAGTAATCACCAATATTGGGTTCGAATACAATCCATTCTTTACTATTTATTGGTTGACCATTATTCTGATAATTACTTTCTGATACTATCTTCTTGAATGTTTCTTGAATAGTTCTACCTTCTTGTATTAAATCTTTCATTTTTATCATCTCCCTCTCCAAAAAATACTTTCGTTTATATGATATAAATATGGGCGAAGAACAAAATAACTATTCCATAGTTTTAGTTCTATACGAATCCAACGATTTGAAGTTTGTAGATAACCAATCATCCCAACCATTCATTACACCACGAAGTTTATCTTGAAGACACATTGTTTCAAGTTGAATCTTATTTAGACCACCAATCTCTCCGTCAACCATACCACGTATGTTTGACTTTGTTGAAGATGGAATATCAACGTCTAACAATTGCATCAACTGATAATTTCTTTCTAGGTTAGGAATGTTTTGTTTTAGTTCTGTCATGACTTTGGCTTTACCATCATACAATTTACAACTTTCTATGAACTCTTCCAAAGGAATTCTTCTTGGTTCTGCTAATTGTGGAAAGTGTTTTTGAATTGTCTTGTCTCCCATACCACGAATTCCTGGAATGGAGTCGGAGTTATCACCAAGTAGAGCTTTGTAGATGGTGAAGTTTTCACATGATACCCCGTAATCCTCAAGTAAGTTATCTGGCTTATACATTTTTTTCTTTGTGGGCACATAAACGTTTACCCTCTCTGAAACCAATTGGAGAAAATCTCGGTCATTGGATAGGATGTAAACTTTTTCCTTGAAGTAGGATGCCAAATAAGCGATGGTATCGTCGGCTTCAATATTATCAATGACTATTGTTGTAACTGGGAGATTTTGTAGGTATTCATAAAGACGAACCATTTGGAATTTCATTGAAGCTTGTTCATCAGTTATATCTTCAAACCCTACGGCACGATTTAGTCGTGATTTGATTGC